AAAAAATTTATATAAATAATATATTAAAAATAATTTAATAGTTTAAACCAAATGAAAAAGTTTGAAAATAGGGTTTAAGCTAAATAGATTATAGTTTTAATCTTAAATTAATAAAAGGAGTAAAGATGTTAGAAAAATTATTCGAATCTTTAGATGAAAAGGTTTTTACGTCTGAAATGAAAATAGAATTAACTGAAAGCTTTAATGCTGCTGTTGAATTGAAAGCTGCTGAACTTGCTGAAGCAAAAATCGATGCATTAGAAGAAAAAGCCGAAGAATTAAAAGTTCAATTAGAAGAAGAGTATAAAGCTAAAGAAGCTAGTTTATTAGAACAAGTTGATTCATATTTAGAAAAAGTAGTGGAAGATTTTGTTGTTGAAGGAAAAGAATCTTTAGAAACTAGTCTAGTTAATGAAAAAGCTGATTTAATGATTGAAGCATTTGATGCAATGTTAGTTGCTGGTGGTGTTGAGGTTTCTAAAATTGTAGAAGCTAAAGATAGTGAAGATGTTGAAACTAAACTTGCTGAATCTATTGAAAAATATGATGCACTAGTTGAAGAAAATATAGCTCTTGAAAAAGAAAAAGCTAATCTTATTAAAATGGGAGTTATCATGGAAATGAAAGAAGGTTTAAGCCTTGTTGAAGCTGAGAAATTTGCTAAACTTGCTGAACTTGTTGAATTTTCAAATGATGCTAATTATACTAGTAAGTTAGAAACGTTAAAAGAGTCTATCAAAGGTGCTAAAGAAACTGTTGTTACTGAAGCTATTACTGAAGTTGTTGCTAAGAAATCTGTTTACAGTCACTTAGTATAAATAATAAAACTAAAAGGAGATATTAAATGAATTTAAATGAAAAATTTGCTGACTTATTAGAAAGCGAAAAATACGACAAATTATCAGCTAGTGATTCAGCTGCAATGGCTTCAATGCTTGAGAGCACTGAAAAAGAAATGGAAAGAATGGTTAATGAGGGTACACTTTCAGGTGATGTTGCTCAATTTACTCCAATTCTTATGCCTATGGTTAGACGTGTTTATCCTAACTTAATTGCTAATGAATTACTTGGTGTTCAACCAATGGCTATGCCTACTGGTTTTATCTATGCATTAACTAATACTTATTCTGGTACTGATAATACTAAAGTTTCTTTACAAAATACAGGTATTATTGTTGATTTTACATTTGCTGCTGGTTCATCTGGTTTAACTATTGCTGATGTTGTTGAAGGTACTGTTGTAACTGGTAACGTTTCTACTGCTGTTGGTACTGTTGCTTATGTTGAAGGAACTAAAGCTTTAATCAAAGTTACTTCTGGAACTTTTAGCACTCTTGATACTGCTTGTACTACAAGTTTAACTGGTAATGAAACTATTGCTATCACTGCTATCTTCTCTAATGAAGCTTCATTTGGTAAAATATTAAAAGGTTATACTGGTACTTACACTACTGCTCAAGCTGAATTACTTGGTAAAGATATGAAAGAAGTTGGTTTCTCAATTAGTAAAAAATCTGTTGAAGCTAAATCTAGAGCACTTAAAGGTCAATATTCAGTTGAAATGTATCAAGATTTAAAAGCTCAACACGGTCTATTAGCTGATGAAGAAGTTATGAGCCTTATGTCTTATGAATTACAAGCTGAAATTGATAGAGAAATCGTAGATTTCGTTAATGCTAAAGCTACTGTTGTTGCAGATGCTTTCGTAACTGCTACTGTAACTGGTGTTGATGGTAGATGGGAAATTGAAAAATATAGAACTCAAGTAATTAAAATTTCTAAAGAAGCTCAACAAATCGGTCTTGATACTAAACGTGGTCAAGGTAATGTTTTAGTTGTTTCTCCTTCAGTTGTTACTATGTTCGAACAAGTTGGTTCTTTCAAAATAGCTACTCAATCTAATGGTGCTTCTCAACCAATTTCTGGTGGTGTTGCTGGAACTTTTGATAACAAATTTAAAGTTGTTGTTGACCAATATGCAACTTCTGATTATGCTACTGTACTTTATAAAGGTGCTGATAGAAGAGATGCTATGGGATTCTTTGCTCCATATGTTCCACTTTCTTTCACTAAAGTAACTCATGCTGATTCTGGTCAACCAGCAGTTATCGCTAAAACAAGATATGCTCTCGATACAATTCCTGGTGTTAGCTCAGCTACATCTGATGATAGAGCTGCTAAATATGCAAGAACTTTTGGTATCGATTTCGCT